CTAGATGCAATTATTCCAAATACTTTATTTAGTGTTTATTATTCACCTTATCTAAGCAACCTTTACAATTTAAAGAATAGAGAAACCACCGTAAAAACGAACCTACCTATTAGCTTACTTACAAACCTAAAACTAAACGATAGGCTTATAATCCGTGACAAGCGTTATATGATTAACGATATGAAGTCTAACCTAACAACAGGAGAGGTTAACTTCACTTTGTTAAATGACTTTAGCGATGTTATAAGTGGCGGTGCTAATGTTCCTGTAGACCCGTTACAACCAAGTGATGGCGCACAATGTTTAGATGTAAGAATACTATTTCCAAATGGAGCAAGTAGCGCAACGATAACAACAACAGATGCAGGTGTAACAATAACACCAGGCACACTTACAACAGATGGAACGGTAAACGTTTGTATTCCTGCCAACACGGATACGATTGGTCTGCTTGTAACTGAAGACGATAGCGCATACATAAACACGGAAAACTTTTTAAGACTAAGAACGGAAGAAGGAAACGTAGCAATTTATACTTTATTAGTGACGTATACTTATCCAGATGGAACACAAGTAGCTAACCAAATATTCATTCAACAACAACCATAATGCTAAAGAACATAATTGATCTATTACAAATAGATGACTTCCTGGAAGAAAGTTACAACATACAAATAGCAAAAGGCTTGTATGCAATGCCGAAAGGATTTAAAGAAGCTTGGAAGCAAAAGAAACGAGAGATAAACCTTAAAAAGAAAAAGTAATGGCAGATAAACGGACAATAGACATAAACATAAACACGAACGCAGACGAAGCGGCAAAAGAATTTGATAATGTAGCGGATAGCGTAGGCGATGTTGATAAGCAGGTAGAAGAATTAAACAAAAATGCCAAAGGTGGAGTAAGTGGATTCAAAAAAATGGGCAAAGCTGCTAAAGGTCTAGGAGTTGCATTTAAGGCGGCAGGCATTGGCTTAATTATAGCAGGTCTTGCGGCTTTAAAATCGGCATTTACAAGCAACCAAGAAACGGCTAATAAGTTTTCTGTGATTATGGAAACTATTTCAATAGTATTTCAAAAAACCGTAGGAGCAATTATTGATGCAGTAAACGCAACTAGCAAAGCCAATGGCGGATTTAAGGCATTAGGTAAAGTAATGGGAGGCATTATTGATTTAGCATTAGCGCCTTTTCAAGCAGCCTTTTTTGGTATTAAGTTAGGAGTACTTGAAGCACAATTAATTTGGGAAAAATCAATCTTTGGAAGTGGAGATGTTACAACGATAAGAAGGCTAAATAAATCTATAAAAGAAACTGTACAAGATTTAAAAGACGTAGGCACATCGGTACTTGAATCGGGTGCAGCAATTATTGATAATCTAGGCGCAGCAATAGACGAAGTTTCAATGCTTACAACTGCGGCAATAACTAACGTTAAAAAGATTTCAATTACGGCAGCAAAAGAACAAGCCAAAACATTAGTAGCGGCAAGAAATGCTGCAATTTTAGCGGCAGCGGAACAGGCTAGACTTGTAGAAATTTACGACAGACAAGCGGAACAACAAAGACAAATAAGAGATGAAGAACGTAATAGCGTAGCGGTTCGAATAAAAGCAAATGAAGAACTTCGATCAGTTTTAGAAAAGCAAGAAAAAGCTATGTTAGCACAAGCAGACTTGCAAATTAATTCTGCTAGAGCGGAATTAAAGAAAAACAAAACTATAGAAACACAGGTAGCACTTACAGAAGCACTTGCAAATCGTGAAGGAGTTTTAGCGCAAGTAGAAGGTTTAAGGTCTGAAAACCTAGCCAACGATTTAGCTTTAAATAGAGAACTATTAGAACTTACAAACTTACAAAGCGAAAGCGAAGCAGTTTTATCTATAGCAAGAAAAAAGGCGGATGCAGAAAGAGAATTAGAAGGCGTAGAACTTCTTGAAAAGAAAAAGTTATTACTTGAAGAAGAACGAACAATAGAATTAGAACGTTTGCAGTTAGTAATTGATACTGCAAATGAAGGAACGTTAGCAAAGTTAGAAGCAGAAACAGAATACAACGCCAAGAAGCAAGAGTTAGGATTAGAAGCTTTAAGTATAGACAAAGAATTAAACGACTTAGAATTACAAAATGCTATAGATGTTGCGATTAGAAAAAAAGAAATAGAAAAGGATTTAGAAGAATTTAAACGAGATTCAACAAGAAAAACTTTTGATATAATTTCGGGAGTAGCGGAGTTATTTGGAAAGAAAAACGAAAAGGCAGCAAAGAGAGCGTTTAACGTACAAAAGGCGGCAAGTATAGCACTAGCAACTATTGAAACATATAAAGGAGCAAGAGCAATTTTTGCAAGTACGGCAGCAAATCCTATTTCAATTGCTAATCCATCTGCACCATTTATTGCGGCAGGTCTAGCGGTGGCAAGTGGTTTACTAGAAGTGGCAAATATAGCAAGTCAAAAGTTTGAAGGTGGAGGAAGCACAGATAGTGGCGGAACGTCTGCACCAAGTTTAGGCGGTGGAAGCGCACCTAATTTTAATGTTGTCGGTGATAGTGGCGTGAATCAATTAGCGACTTTACAGACTCAGCCCACAATGGCTTATGTCGTAAGCGGAGATGTTACAACTGCACAGGCGTTAGATAGAAATAGAGTACAAAATGCAACACTTTAACCAAATCAAAGTTATATAGATATGAGAATCGTAGAATTAATTTTAGACCCCACAGACGCACAAAGCGGAATCGAAGCGATAAGCGTAGTTGAAACACCTGCAATAGAAGAAAACTTTATAGCACTAAACAAACACGAAGTATTGCTTAAGGAAGTAGACAAAGAAAAGCGTATTTTGATGGGTGCAGCTTTAGTTCCTAATAAACAAATCTACAGGCGCAACGAAAAAACGGATGAAGACTACTATATATTCTTTTCTGAAGACACGGTAAGAAAGGCAAGTGAATTATACTTCCAAAAATCTAACCACCAGAACGCAACCTTAGAACATAGCGAAAAACTAAAAGGAACTACAATCGTAGAAAGTTGGATCGTAGAAAATTCTAAAACAGATAAGAGCGCATTGTACGGAATGGATTTACCAAAAGGTACTTGGATGGTATCTATGAAAATAGAAGACGATGCATTATACGAAAAAGCGAAAACGGGAGAAGTAAAAGGATTTTCTATCGAAGGATATTTTGCCGATAAGTACGAAATGAGCCAACAGAAAGAAAACACAATAAACAAACTAAAAGAATTATTAAGATGAATTTAAGAGAACAAATTGAAAAAGAAATTACTGAAAAAGTAATGGTTAAACTTGCAAGTGAAAAAATAGAATTAGCAAATGTTAAAGATGTTGAAAAAGCAATTACTGCATATAAAGAAGCAGAACAACAATTAGCAGTTTCTGAAAGCTTTTACAAAAAATCAAAAAAAGCTTTTGATGAATTTGAAAATACTTGGACTGAATATTCTGTTAAAAAAGGTTTTGCCGAAGATGCTATAAAAAAAGGCAAGTCTTTTGATAAGGAAATTAATGAACTTGAAAAAAATGCAAAAGATTTAGGTATAGATGTTAAACAAATAAAAGGTTATTCTGAACTTTTAAAGTTAAAGTCTAAAGTAGATAAAGAGTTTAAAAAAATAAGCAAGTTTAAATATCCTGCAAAATAAACACGAATAAATAACTAACAATGCGAAGCGGAATACTAGGAGGCACAAGAGCTTGTTTATGTAAAAACGGAACTTACGATGTTAAGTGCTGCGATGGTGGTTTATGGGCGCAAGGAATTGGAAACATAACCAAAGGCACAACGGAATATACATACCAATATAGGTTAACAAAATGCACTACAGGCGGAAATTTAATTTCGCATATTGTAGGAACTGAATTAACCGTAGGCAATGTATATTATTTAGTCTTTGAAAACACGACACATAACGGATGCTACACGGTTACAGAAGCACATAATGGAAGCGGTCAACTAATAAACACCGTACAACTTTACGCAGACTGTACTGCTTGCGAATCGGCACATCCATAAAAAAGTCACTTTGAAAATGCAACAGATGAATCAATTTAAAGTTATATATATATGAATCCACAATTAAACAAAGTATTTAGCAAACTTGCAAAAGAAGAAAACAAGACAGAATTAGCTTCTGAAAAAGTAGAATTGAATATAATGCAAGATTTCAATAATGCCTTAGATTCTTTAATAGAAGGAAATGCAGACGGAAATAGAGCAAAAAACGAAGCAAAATCTATTATACAAAAGGCTATAAAAGATTATGAAATGGTAACGCCTAGAATTGGCAGAGCAATAAAATCATCTATGGAATTAGAAAAAGCGGCAAAAGATTTAGGCTTAGACTTGCCGGGGAAATATGGATCTGCTAAAGATAGATTATACGATGAAGAAAAGAGAAACAAAGAAGCCATTAAAAAGCTTCAATCTATAAAAGGTGACTTAAATTTTTAAATAAACAAAATGAACAATAATTCAATACTAAACAAAGTAAGAGAACTTCTAGGAATGGAAATCAAACTTGCAGAAAGAAGATTAGAAGATGGACAAACAAGAATCGAAGCAGAAGAATTTGCGGCAGGTTTTCAAGTTGTTATCGTAACGGAAGATGATCAAAGAATTCCATTACCTGAAGGTGAATACAAACTAGATGGTGATGAAGGCGAAATCTTAGTTATCAAAGAAGAAGGAATTATCTTTGAAATCAAGAAAGAAGAAGTTGTAGAAGAAGAAGTAACTGAAGAAGTAGAAGTAAAGGAAGAAGTAGTAGAAGAAGAAATGGCTACAGAAAAACCTGCTGCTAAGAAAACTGTTGAATCTATTGTTAAAGAAACTTTCTTTTCTGAAATAGAAAACTTGAAAAAGGAAAACGAAGAATTGAAAGCGGAAGTAGAACATTTATCCAAAGTAAACAACAAAGAAGAAACGACTGAAGAAGTTGTTGAACTTTCTGAAGAAGCTGCGGTTAAACCTATTTCACACAATCCGGAAAACGAACAAAAAATGAATCTTAAAGCCTATAGTCAAAACAGACCACAGACTACACAGGATAGAGTATTCGCAAAACTAAGTAAATAACAAATTTTAATAAATAACAAAAAACAAAAAAAATGGCTGAACCTTCTGTAACGACTAGCTATGCAGGTCAATTTGCGGGGAAATATATTTCCGCTGCACTTTTAAGTCCATCTACTATTGATGGCGGAGGAGTAACTGTACTCCCGAATGTTAAATTCAAAGAGGTACTACAAAACGTAGCAACTTCTGCTTTATTAGCGAATGCTACTTGCGACTTTGACGCCGCAGGTTCTACTGTTACGCTAACCGAGAAAATTCTTACGACTAACGACTTGCAAGTAAAT